ACGCTCAAGTTCAGCTTTTTGTTGGTCAGTGATAAAGATTTTCATGGGGACAGCATGATCTCCTGTTGCTGAAAAATCAAGCGTCTTCAATGATCACGGGTATATATGGATTATATAAAGGCAGGTGATTATTTACTAGATTTATTAAATGCTAATCAACATTGTGCATTAGTTCACATTTTTTATTTTAAGAATTAACACGTGGGAATATTTTGCTATACTTCATATTGATAATTTCGCATAGATATGGAGGATGTATGGAAAAAATGGGGGATTCTCTTCCGATTATCCTTGATAAGGCGGTTGACTTTATGGCATCAACACAAGCATTTAAAGAATATATGAAACAGTCTTCTGTATCAGAACATATTCCTGAAGATATCCCGGATGAGAAGGTGTTTTTTTATATACAAAGACTTAATTATTACAGAAGTATATACCATCCTATAGGGAAGTAAGTTTTATGAATTAAAAGAACGTGAAGCATTGTAAAGTACATCACTTAAGTGGATTAATTGCATTAACTGTTCCTCAGTTAGCGGTTCAATTAATTCATGAAGTTTTGCCATACGGATTTCTATAGCGATAGAAAGAATACTATCACCACGTTGAGTCAAACTAAGAATCTTGTCCTTTCTGTTTTCTTTGCTCTTTTTTCTTAATATAAAGCCTTTGATATCAAGATAATCTAATGCTTCAGTAACAGTCCGGGGACTGAACCCAAGTATTTCGATAATTTCTTTTGCCCTGCAATGTGGCGTGTGGGCGATGACGTCCAGCACGCGGAGTTTTGATAACGTCAATGGAATATTATGTTCAACCAGTGCACAGTTAACTTCTGTCTTAAATTTATGATGTAACCAGTTAATTTGATCAATTCCACGAGTTAAACCATTCATGTTGTACAAAGCCTCCTGCACGCAATAATAATCAATTTATACCCAATAAACCTCAAGATGCAGGTTTGAGCACCTGAAAATGATCGTTAATTCGGGACGTCAGAAAACCCGCTATCCCCGGTAACGTATGGCTGAAAAATTCAGATATTGCATCCCTGAACTCCCTGCTGTTGCTGAAGTAGCGGTTATTCCGGGCATGTTCGTTCATTAACTTCCACATTCGTTCTATCGGATTCAGGTTCGGGCTGTACGGCGGGAGGTAATGAAGTTTTATATTTACCACCTCCGCCCAGTCTTTCACTAACTGTGAACGGTGATAACCAGCACCATCCAGAATAACATGAACTTTCTGCTGATAATCTGGATAAATTTTACGTATCTCATTGAAAAAACGAGATACGTTGTATTCATTAACCGTTTTATATTCGCAGATTAGCGGATGTTCCGGGGCCTTCAGATTCAGCGCCCCCATGATATTCAGCCGTGTACGACTACCTGTTGTTTTTACCGCTTTTCTCTGGCCTTTACGTATCCAGCCATAACCTATTTTGGTGGCCTGAGTCGGATGGACAGCATCAATAAAAAGAACCGGTTCATCACCTGCGGTGGCTTTGAGTTCCTCATAATATTCAATGAATTGCTTTTGTTTCTCTTCACTGAATTTATGCGGGACGCCTGACGGTTTTTTATAGGTGAAGCCGTTCCGGTGCAGCCACTTATTCATTCCCGGAATGCTGAAAACGATGTTCCATGTCCGCGCGACAAACGCGACAATATCACGGGTATGGTAAAATAAATTGTCGGATAAGTGGCTGATTAAAAAAGCCGTTTGTTCAGCGCTGAGTTTGCTGTCTGAGCCGCCATTTTCGGGCTTCAGCTTGCCTTTGTTCAGAAACTCGCTGATATGGTGGTCAACAGTAGTCTGATGCAGGCGTAAAGCCTGAGCGATCATGGCCGAACTCCAGCCCTCGGAGGCCAGAAGAATGGCTTTAATGCGATCGCAAACGCGCTTATCACGACTGGAGTCATGAAGACGCTCAAGTTCAGCTTTTTGTTGGTCAGTGATAAAGATTTTCATGGGGACAGCATGATCTCCTGTTGCTGAAAAATCAAGCGTCTTCAATGATCACGGGTATAAATTCATTGATTTTACTAGTAAACTCAAGATTTTTTTCATCGAGTTCATTAAGTATTTTATTTACGGAAAATCTCTTGGTATAAACCTCGTAAAGTTCATCATACTTTTTTCTGACTTGTTCAGTTGAATTAAGTAATTCAATGAAATTAAAAGCGTCATTTGCTTTAAATACTTCATTTATTGCTGAGCGTATAACTAGTTTACGCTCGCTTTTATGCAAGTCTTTAATTTTAACGGTGTCTAGTAATTCCTTTATTATTTCATACTTAATTGACGGGTTAGATAATTGGTCGATCTCGTTATATTGTAAAAAGTGCTTAAGTTCGACTGTGTAACTTTTGTCTTCATTAGTGAAGAATAAGACGGAGCAATCGTTGTTATGATGATCAGATATTAGCGAAAGGATGTCTTTCCACATAAAGAAAATATGGATTTTTTCAATGCTTTCATTTTTAGTTGTAGGAAATATTAAAGGTGTCCCGATAATATAATTTTTCGGCAGAGAGCTCTGGTTATTTACTCTATACCAGAAGGATTCAAAATTTTCAAAAATTATAGAATCATCCCAAAATGAAGCTTGACGATCTAGCCAAATTTCATTCTGCTCAATACAGTCACTTGCTTTTTTATAACCTATCGACTGTAATAATCTAATTAGTTCAGGGCCATTTACATTGACAGTGCTTTCTTCAAGACTTATAACAGTGTAGGAGCCTTCGACTCTGCTCGAGGCTCCATTAAAAATCTGTGCTAATCTGGATAAGTCATCAGCAATTGTCATTGTTAACTATCTCTATATCTTTTAAGTACATCGTAATCTGCCTGACTCAATTTTATCACAACTTCGCACTTGTTGTCAGTGAGAATTACAGGTTTATTCGACTGTTCGTTTCCAATAGCCCCGCGCATTATTTTCAATTTAAAATTATTGTCGTTATCAGCCACCTCTATTGTAAGTGCGCTCTCAGCAGACTTAGGAGTGGGTTCAAACTGAGGGTCAATCTGGAAACCATTAATATTAACAAAATCAACAAACGTTCCTTTGCATTTATGTGAATCAGTCAAGCATTGATCAATAACTTTGGATATATCTTCTATTTTTACGGATTTATTACCGCTTTTATCTTTTGATTTTTTCTCTAATAAAAGTTTGACTTCATTGTCAATAGTATCACGTAGTACACGGCCAAGTGAGTTTTTGCTAACAAAAACATCTATGGCATTGAATAATTGCTGAATGCTTCTTTTATTGTCCGAATCGTGTCGGCAGCCTAAAGAATCCTTAAAAAAGTCGCTTTTGGATTTACCTTGTAAAAAATGGACATATGAGTCGCCTTTATTTTCTGGATAGCTTGCTTCAAATAAAGTTAGATCGAACATCGCAGCCTGGCGTAAAGCATCGGTATTTATTGGGTTTAATCTCGTTGGCGTCAATTTATCTGTATCAAAGTCATAGGCGCTTTGTTTATCAACCATTACGATTAAAAGTTTCCCTAAGTCTTCTGGGTCAGCAGACTTATAATGGATTAAAACAACGCTGCCACCTTGAAGTTGAGCCACTCTCGTTTCATTATTAGCATTTTGCTTTAGCTTTTCTATTATTGCCTTAGCTAAATTAATAAATTCATTATTTTTATTGATGTATTTTTTTAGAATTGAGGGGATTGAAAAGGGGGTTTGATCTGAATCAAGGAAATTGTGGAATTTGTTTTTTCTGCTGAATTTTTTCTCAATTCTAGTTATGAATTCAGAAGCAACTTCATTTCGTAAATCCCAAATGTCGCCTAATCGATACTCAAATACCCTTGAGTCATTTTTTTCAAGGCTTGCTGTTACAGCACCAATAGGAAAGAAGGATTGTTTGTTCAGCACTACTACATGGGGTGTAGCGCCGCATTTATCGCAAGCAACGTTAGGGTCATCAAGAAGATTGCCGCATTCTAAACAAATAATATCCATTTTTGCTATCCAAGAACTGAGTGATATTAAATTTTTATAAACTTTATCAAAACGCTAACGCGTACGCAAAAATTATCGTAACCTGTTAAGAGTGGTTTCTACGCCACAGACTTAAAACGAGTCGAAAACCTCGCCACGACGGGGTTTTGTCATATTTGAGACTGCCTAAAGGTGGCCTTTTCCATATCCGCGCCACGCTCGGCGCAATTCAACCACAGAGCCCTTCAGGGGTGAGCCATAGGGAACGGTCGGTGTGACAGTCTCTGTGGGCTGATCGTTCCTGATGGCCTTTGAAAGAGTGAATTTTTTCATAGGTGCTATAGTTAATGTGGCATTCGATAATGCTCTCGATACATAAAATACTGGGTGGGGATACACCTACATCGCAGAGAAAACTGCATGACCCATGACCAGCTGCTCATTGCTGGTCTTTTTATTCCGCCATTAGCTCAACTTGAAAGAGCACGGAGCTTCTACCTCTGTGGTTCGGGGTTCGAATCCTCGATGGCGGACCAGTGTCCAGTTCGTTAAGCGAGGAAGTTTCTCAACTCTGATTTATGCGCTATTTTTTTATTGTGGTGAATCCCCCTATGCGGAGGGGCGTTCCAGCAGTTACCTGAAAAGGAAACCTCTCAGACGCGGGAATGTTTGCTGGAGTAATTCTCACCGGGAGGCACCCGGCACCACGATAACAATAATATCGAATTGATAATTCCTTGAGAGCCTGCTTTAAACAGCAGGTTTTTTTTGCTCGTTTCCCGAAGTTACGGCTACGCTAAAGAAGAAGGGGATATATCCGCTGGCAGGTGGTTCTCCTGAACCATCAGTGAATCGGCCTCGATACCCGGACGTCACTACCTGTCTTTCGGATGATCTCCTTTCTACCTTCTTGTGATAATCATCACTTTAGCCTGCTCTCGCGAGCGGGCTTTTTTTATTCCCCTCAAATTTCCTGAGAGGGATCACAGCAATAAGAGGGGGCTTAATGTCCGATCCATTAACCGGCACCGGCGCTGTTCTCGGCGGCGGCCTGCTGGGTTCAGTCCTGTACGGCGTCTTTACTCATACAGATTTTGGTGTGGTGTTCGGGGCGTTTGGTGGTGCGGTGTTCTACGTCGCGACAGCCACAAACCTGTCCCGCGCCCGACTGGCAGCATATTTCCTGACGTCGTTTATCGTTGGGGTGCTTGGGGCGGGACTTATTGGCTCACTGCTAAATGCAGCTTCGCACTATGAAAAACCGCTGGATGCTCTGGGTGCAGTGATTCTGTCTGCCATGTGTATAAAAATCCTCACTTATCTTAACAACCAGGACCTGAACAACGTGTTCAAGTTTTTCTCGCGGCTACGTGGGGGAGGGGGAAATGGTAATTGACCCGTCAGCAGTCTTTAATGCGTTTATTTGTGCGGCCATCGTCATCGTGCTGATGTTTTACCAGCGACATGGCGCCCGGCATCGCCCCTTTATTTCTGTCCTGGCGTATATAACCGTGCTGGTTTACGCCGCGATCCCCTTGCAGTTCATCTTCGGCCTTTATCGTGATTCCAGCTGGCTGGTGGTGGTCGCAAACATTCTTATCTTCGCCGCCATCCTGAAGGTTCGTGGAAATATGGCGCGGCTGGTTGATCGTCTGAGGCACTAATGGACCAAACACAATTTCAGAAGGCGGCTGGCATCAGCGCCGGGTTAGCTGCGCGCTGGTTTCAGCCAATCAGTGATGCGATGGCGGAGTTCGGAATTACCAAGCCGGTAGATCAGGCGATGTTCATTGCTCAGACAGGGCATGAGTCAGCAGACTTTACCGCGCTGGTGGAGAGCTTTAACTACCGCATTGCAGGGCTGGTTAACTTCATTCGCGCAGGCCGCCTCACTGCTGATCAGGCTAACGCTCTTGGCCGCCGTCCAGAAGAACGCACATTACCGATTGAGCGCCAGCGTGCCATTGCCAACCTGGTATACAGCAAACGCATGGGTAATAACGCAGCCGGTGACGGCTGGTTATATCGTGGGCGCGGTTTAATCCAGATTACGGGCCTGAATAACTATCGTGAATGCGGTAATGGACTGAAGGTTGATCTGGTGAAGAACCCTGACCTGCTGGCAGAAGATGTTTATGCAGCCAGAAGCGCGGCGTGGTTCTTCGCTACTAAGGGATGCCTGAAGTATTCCGGTGACCTGATGCAGGTGACGAAGATTATCAACGGCGGAACGAACGGCCTGGAAGATCGCCGTGCTCGTTTCGGAAAAGCAAAAACCGTACTGGTGTGAGGTTGAGATGGGTCTTGAAACAATCATTGGCATTGCTGCACTGGTCATGGCTGCCATCGCTGGTGCTTTTGGTATTGGCCATTCTCGCGGCACCAGCAAAGCAGAAGCGAAAGCTGATCAGCAGCGCACCGAAGAGAAAGCCGTTGCCACTGAAGCAGTAGCCGAACGCCGGGTAGAAGCAACCAAAGAGGCCAGCAATGTACAGCAGACTGTTAACCGCATGCCTGATGACGATGTTGATCGCGAGTTGCGGGACAACTGGACCCGTAAGGGTTGAGGTTGTGGACACGGCTTGCGACTGGGTTAAACCCATCTACGGCACAGCGCACGACTGGGATGTGCTGGATCGCCAGACCAAGAAAGACATCCTGGCGCATAACAAAGCGTGGCAGGCTAACTGCCAGAAACCAAAATTAGCGAGGTCCAAGTGATCGCAACCATCGGAACAATTCTTGTTTGGACTCTAATCGTTGTTGCGGCAGCCGCTGGGCTGTTTTTCGCATTCATCGGCTTTATGTTTTTTATCAGCTGGCCGAAGTGACACTGAGTGTTAGCCATTACAAAGCTCACCTGCTGGTGGGCTTGATAATGGTTATCACCACCAGGGGATAAGGTAACGATTATCTCCCACAGAGTATTAATTCTATTCGGGACAAGATTTAGAGAGAATAAGCATTTAGTAAGGAGGACGTTATGACTTTAGCTGAACGCGTAAAGAGAATTGAGAGCGAATTAAAAGATTTTAAATCGCAAATCAATTCTGGTGCCGACTCTAAGAAAACAGCAAAAGCAATGCCCTTATCCAGTCTTGCAAAAGAGGGAGGTATCCCTGGGGGGTTATTTAAAAAAAGTTAACTCAAATACTTGATTGGAAAAGTCCATCGTAAGAGCACCCATTCTAATCAGTTGCATTCCGAAAACGACCTGGAATTTTCTCCCGTTTCTTATCAATGGTACTGAAGTCAGTTCTGTTGAAAAAACTCTTTCGTCTTCAGTGAACGATATTACCGCGTGTCGAACTGTAGTTTCTATTGTTGAGGTGGCTCCGCTTACAGTTGTTTTTTCCGCGACTGGGAGTTTTAATTCGTCAGCAAAGTCTGAATCTACATAGCAAAGATCTGCTCCGGTATCTATAAGTGCGTAGGCACCAGCCTTCAATCCATTTGGTTTATAAACGTTTATATCTTTTGGGCTACTTGGCCATACTGTCAAAGGAACTACGGGAATTGCATGTTCCTTTGGAGTATCCGATACCGATCCATCATTAGGAGAAATAAACTTAATTTTAACTTTAGTAATCATCCTTTTTCCTTTGAAGAGTTATTCAGCCAGTCCTCCTCATTGAGTGAATCAGTGTCCCACCACTGACGGGCTGAATGCATACCTTAACCAGGGTTAAAGCAAAGCAACACCCTGATATTCAGACAGTAGCCACCATTGTGCGGCTTTTTATGCGCATCGCACGCGCACATCAAAGAAAGTCTTTCAGCTGTGAGCCTGGGCAAACCGTTAACTTTCGGCGGCTTTGCCGTGCGACAGGCTCACGTCTAAAAGGGTAGTAAACATGAAAAAAACTTTAAGCCTAAAAGATGCAATGCGTAGCCTTCACGTTATCGAAACCGATGAAGGAATCGAACTACAAAGCGCGGCTGGCACGGCAAAATATGATGCGTGGGGCGCACGCCGTGAGGTGAATGGTATCCCAGAGTACTTTCCCTCCTCTGTCACGGTAAATAAGCGTCCGCAAGCGCTAGTGGATGATAAAGGACCATCTGTACCTGATGACTCATGCGCACCATTGGTACGCACAATGAAGCTTCGTGTTGAGCTGGACACATCAGGCGCACAACAGGCTGTTGACGAACTTGATGACAAAATCCGTAACAGCGATGCATTCAAAGTCCTGAAAGATGGCTGGACTTTCGAAAAGAACGGGGTGCTGATTATTAATAACGGCGAGGTGTTCGTTACCGATGCGAAGATCGACGATGCCGTATTGTCTAATGGCAATAGCGTTAAATTAAACGTCGCCGGCAAAGGCAAGCCGCACGAAGCTGGCATGACCCTCGGTGTTGAAGGTGAGCATAGCAAGGTTGAGTTTCTGGCCGATCGCTATAAGGTGCATGAAGCCGCTCAATCAGCCAGCAATAATGAAAAGACGACATTCAATGTTGGTTTGTCTTTTGGTGGCTTCCCTGGAGCAATTAGTCATGATAAGGCTAATCCCGCTGATGGTAATAATGCCACCAAAACCAGCCTCAATGATGAGATGTGCGAAGCCATTATCTCCGCCGTACGCGAAAGCGATTTGTTCGCAGCCCTCCAGGCAAAGATTGATGCGCAAACAGCTTCAGTAGTTGGCTTGCAACAGGCGATGCACGAAGCGGTGAACGATGCTCTTCGCAATGCGCTCAAGCCAGGCAGCATCCTCTGGAATACACGGTCGCGTGGAATCTGACGGGAGGTTTTATGCAGGTCACTATTGATGGTGTCCCATACGCTCCCGCCAGCGTCGTTTCATCCCGGATCGGCATTGCCATTTCGACACATCAGCGCGCAGACGTTTTAAAACGTTCTCTCGAACAGCATCTGAGGCACCTGCCAGCCGGCGCGCTGGTGGTGGTAGTCGATGATGGTTCAAAACCTGCCGCAGTAGTGCCTGACGGCGTAAAGCTGATTAGCCATGATGAATCACTCGGCATCGTTGCTTCGAAGAACGCCAGTTTAACCACGCTTATGGACGCCGGGTGTGAACACCTTTTTTTGTGGGACGACGATGCCTTTCCGATTGCTGATAATTGGCACCTGCCTTACATCGAATCACCCGAACCGCACCTGGCTTACCAGTTCCTCGATCTGGCAGGGACGAATAAGCTTAAGGATATGGCGGTCATGTACCGGGATGATAAGCACATCGCTTACACCGGGCAGCGCGGCGTGATGCTGTATTACCACCGCAGCGCCATTGAGAAGGTGGGCGGATTCGACCCGGTTTATGGTCGCGGCATGTACGAGCACAGCGACCTCGCCCTGCGGATTCATAACGCTGGCCTCACGACGTGGGCTTACGCTGATATCGTCGGTTCAGAAAAGCTAATTCATTCTCTTGATGAGCATGAGGCTGTGGAGCGTTCGGTACCGAAGCCAGACCGACAGTCGCTGGTGGAGCGTAACGTTAAAATCCACAACGAACGGCGTGATGCCGGGTTTACCGGTTACGTTGAATATCGGCGTCAGCGCGACGTGGTTATCACTACGTTACTGACAAGCCAGCCTGACCCTCAGCGCGGCACGAAAATGACGGCCTCACCTGACATGCTGACCAAGTGGGCGGCCTCGCTTCGGAATTGTGGACGTATTGCGCTGGTGGATGAATTACTGACGGCCCCGGCAGATGTTGAGCTGTATCTCGTACCTGACGTGAAGATGAATGTCTACTTTCGTCGCTGGCTGCACATCTGGCAGCACCTGCGAGATCACCCTGAATACCGGTTCGTCTGGTGTACTGATGGTACCGATGTCGAAATGCTTCGCGCGCCGTGGGAAGAAATGGAACCCGGGAAGGTGTATGTCGGTTCTGAACCGAAGACCTACGCCGACACCTGGGCAAAGCAGAATCATCCGGAGCGCATCTATCAGGAGTTTATTGAAGAACACCGCAACGATGTGATGCTTAACGCTGGGCTGCTGGGTGGTACTCGCGCTGATGTAATGGCGTTCGCCCACGGCATCATCCGTCTTTACTACCGGATCGAGAGTTATCGTTTCTGGAAGAAAGAACAGGCTGGCGCTGCGGTGGGGGATATGATCGCTTTTGGCATTGTCGCTAAGTCTTTTGGCGATCGAATTGTCACCGGCCCCCGCATCCACACAGTTTTTAAGACTGATGGTGTCGGTAGAGAGTGTGCGTGGTTTCGCCATAAATAGTTTGAAAAATAAATCAAGGTCGCTTCGGCGGCCTTTTTTATTGGTTGCGAGATATGCACATGACTAAAAAATGTTCCGTGAATGACTGCGATAATAGTTCTGAAAAAAGAGGGATGTGCGGAAAGCACTATTTCAGATGGCGGAAATACGGTGATCCGTTGGTTGTGAGGAACACAGTTTATAGCTCGCCACAGGAAGCAATTAAGGCCAGGACAAAGATTGAAGGCGAATGCCAGGTATGGACCGGAGCAAAGTTAAAAACAGGTTACGGCAGCATACGAACTGGCGGTAAGGCATTACGTGTGCATCGCTTTGTTTGGGAATCCGTGAACGGTCCTGTTCCTGATGGTATGGATGTCGATCATATTTGTCGCAACAGGCTCTGCTGCAATATCAATCACCTCAGGTTGGCCAGCAGAAGCGAGAACAATCAGAACCTCGGCGGCGCTAAGAAAAATAGTAAAACCGGAGTACTCGGGGTTACTTATCTGAATCGCGGCAACAGGCGCTGGCTCGCGCAAGTTAAGCTCAATGGCAAGTTTGTTCTAAGGAAAACATTCGTGTCACTTGAAGAAGCCAGGGACGCAGCTGTCGCTGCCAGACTTGAGCACTTCACACACAATGAGGCTGACAGATGTTGATCGCTATCGTGGCCCACCACTCTCGCCGAGACATGGCTAATGACTTAGCGAGTAAGCTTGAGGCTGACAGTATCTTCATGGATGAACATAGCGCTGGTGCAAATGCAAACCATCTTCGCGCTCTAAGTTGGGCCGCTGAACAGTCAGATAGGGTGATTATCATCGAAGAGGATGCATTACCCGTTGATGGTTTTCGTGATAAGGCTCAGGACTGGCTGGCTCGCTTTCCTGACGACATGCTGAGCTTTTATCTCGGTACCGGGCGGCCTCCACAATATCAAATGCAGATTGCTGAGCGGCTAATCGTGGCTGATAAGACACGCGCTGATTACATCACGCTGTCGAGACTCATTCATGGCGTTTGCTATAGCGTCCCGCCTGAGCATGTGCATCGCGTGCTATCCCGTTGGGATAACAGCAAGCCCGCCGATTACGCTGTGGGTGATGCATGGGGTGGCTCAGTGATCTATCCGTGTTACTCGCTAGTGGACCATGCAGATGGTGAACCGGTTGAGCGTCACCATGACTCAGCGCCACGCACAGAACGCCGTCGGGCGTGGAGGTTGCATGTCTAAGCTAAGAACGTTAAAGCCACGCCTGAAAGCCATTGATACGCGACGCATCAAGCCGATCTACGGTGAGCAGCGCCGGATAAGTGGAAGTGCAAGGGTGAGTTTGAAGCGCCGTATCTATGCGCGTGACAGTGGTCGCTGCTGTATGTGTAATCGGGTTGTTGATTTGACTGACAGTGAACTCGACCACCGTATCGCGCTTCAGTTCGGAGGCGATAACTCGGAGCACAACCTGTGGACGCTCTGCACTGAATGTCATGCAGGTAAGTCTGCACGTGAAGCCGCTACTGGTCAGCCTGATGAACAAGCCCTGAAGCATAAGGTGCATGATGGCGATCAGGAATCAGGGTTTGTAGGGCTCTGAGGCCTGCCAACCCCGGGGGGGGGGATCATCCAGAGTAAACATCGATCGCCCTGGACACCGCGCCCCCTCTCATTCGCAGAAAAAATCCCCCTCTGGAGGGTGTAAACATGTTAACAGCGCAGAAGCGGAAATATGCTCTCGCGCTGATGTCCGGGATGTCTCAGAAGGATGCGGCAATAAAGGCGGGATATTCTGAAAAATCCGCGCGTTCCAAGGGGTCGCAGCTTGCTAAAGACCCGGAGGTCATCGCGTTTATTGAGCGGAAAAAACGAGAAAAAGTTGAGGTGGATGACGAACCTGCGTATCGCAGGAATGTTTATACCCCAGCAGTAAACACTCCTGAAGAAAAACGACCTCCTGCGGCATCGTCCGCCGGTGAGTATGAAGACCCTCTCGACTTCCTGAAATCGGTTATGAACAACGTTGGTTACGAAATCGAAACCAGGAAAGATGCTGCAAAGGCCATGCTGCCTTATATGCATCAGAAGAAAGGTGAGGGCGGTAAGAAGGATGCAAAAGCTGAGGCTGCCAAAAAAGCGGCCAATAAGTTCGCAATTCAGCAGCCGCCGAAACTGGTGGTTAACAATCGCGGGAATACATGATGCCGGAGTGGACAACTGCCTGCCCTGACTGGGCGGAGCGCCTGAAGAAAGGCCAGTCTATTATTCCTGCCCCGATTTACCCGGAGCAGGCTGAAATAGCCCTGAACGTTTTCAGGCAACTGAAAATCGTTGATGCTCCAGGATCGCCAACTTTCGGTGAGTCCTGCGCACAGTGGGTTTTCGATCTCGTTGCCGCGCTGTTCGGCTCCTATGATGCCGAAACCGGCCGCAGACACATTACAGAAGTGTTTGTACTGATCCCCAAAAAAAACTCCAAGTCTACGCTGGCCGCCGGGATAATGATGACGGCCTTGCTGCTCAACTGGCGTCAGGCTGCCGGGTACACCATCATCGCCCCGACTGTAGAGGTGGCGACAAACGCCTTTAACCCGGCGCGCGATATGGTAAAGCGGGATGATGATCTGGATGACCTCTGTCAGGTGCAGACACACATCAGGACCATCACCCACAGGGGAACGGACACGACGCTGAAAGTGGTGGCCGCCGACCCCAACACCGTTTCTGGGATTAAATCTGTCGGCACGCTCATTGACGAGTTGTGGCTTTTTGGTAAGCAACATAACTCCGAAGATATGCTGCGTGAGGCAGTCGGTGGCATGGCATCACGACCTGAAGGCTTTGTGATGTATACAACCACGCAGTCCAACGAACCGCCAGCTGGCGTGTTTAAGAAAAAGTTACAGTACGCCCGTGACGTTCGCGACGGAAAAATTCACGACCCGCATTTTCTTCCGGTGATATTTGAGCATCCACCGGAAATGATTGCCAGCGGAGAGCATCTTCTTCTGGATAACCTCGCGATGGTTAACCCCAACCTGGGTTACTCCGTTGACGAGCAGTTTCTTTACCGCGAATACAACAAAGCGAAAGAGGCCGGGGAAGAAGACTTCCGTGGCTTTATGTCCAAGCACGCCAACGTTGAAATCGGTCTCGCCCTGCGCGCTGACAGATGGGCAGGGGCGGATTTCTGGGAGCAACAGGCAAGGCGCGTCACTTTTGACGATATTCTTCGCCGCTCTGAGGTGGTCACAGTTGGTATTGATGGCGGTGGTCTCGATGACCTTCTTGGCCTGGCCGTTATCGGGCGCGATCGCCAGACTCGCGAATGGTTATGCTGGTGCCATGCATGGGCACATACCATCGCCCTGGAAAGGCGAAAGAGCGAAATTTCAAAATTAAAGGATTTTGAGAGGGCCGGTGACCTGACGATCGTTAAGCGGGTGGGCGAGGATGTTGAGCAGGTTGCAGAGTATGTCAGCCGGATTTATGAAGCCGAACTGCTGGACAAAATCGGGATTGACCCTTCTGAGGTCGGGCAAATTCTTGATGCGCTCAGTGAGGCAGGCATTCCTGATGAGGCTGTAACCGGGGTCAGCCAGGGCTGGAAACTCGGCGGCGCCATTAAGACTACCGAGCGAAAGCTGGCTGAAGGTGTTCTGCTTCATGGTGGTCAGCTTCTGATGGCATGGTGCGTAGGCAACGCCCGTGTGGAGCCGAAAGGTAACGCCATACTCATCACCAAACAGGCCAGCGGGAAGGGGAAAATTGACCCTCTTATGGCCACATTCAACGCCGTTACGTTAATGGCACTTAACCCCGAACCGGTCAAAAAAGACTACCAGGTATTTTTCGTTTAACACACACGTCAGTTAATGGCCCGCGCATGCGGGTTTTTTCATTTCTGGAGGCCAGCAAATGACGCTTAAACGCGCCTGCACCCTCATGACGGTGAAGTCGGTAAATGAGGATGAGCGGATTATCACCGGCATCGCCTCAACACCGTCTCCCGATCGTGACGGTGACATTATGGAGCCGGAGGGGGCGAAATTCCGCAGCGATACGCCGTTCCTCTGGCAGCACGACCGCTCTCAGCCTATTGGCACCTGCACGCCAAAAATGGTGAAAGAGGGGTTGCAGATCACAGCAAAGCTCGTGAAACCAACCCCTGACATGCCATCCCAGTTAATCGCACGTCTTGATGAAGCGTGGGCTTCGATTAAGGCGGGGCTGGTACGCGGCCTGTCGATTGGGTTCCGCCCAATTGAGTATTCCTTCCTGGATGAAGGCGGTATTCGCTTTTTGTCCTGGGACCTGCTTGAGGTCTCGGCGGTGACCATTCCGGCCAATGCCGAATGCTCCATCCAGACCGTTAAATCTTTCGATCGCCAGTTTCTCGCCGCGTCAGGCAATGAGAAACCGGTAGTGAAAACTTCTAAAACCGCTGGCGCTACAGCACCCAAAACCAAAAAAGGAAACATTTCGATGAATATCGCAGAACAAATCAAGAGCTTTGAAGCGAAGCGTGCAGCGCTGGCCGCATCACTTGATGAAGTGATGTCAAAGGCGGCTGAAGAGGGACGCACCCTGGACGCTGAAGAAGAAGAGAGCTACGACAACACATCCGCAGAAATTAAATCAGTTGATGCGCACCTCAAACGACTGCGCGACATGGAAAGCAATCTGGCATCGACTGCAAAACCGGTATCTAAAGCTGCTGGTGGCGAATTCACCACCGTGAAGACAAACGCGCCGGGGATCATTCGCGTTGAGCAAAATCTGGAGAAAGGTATCGCCTTTGCCCGTTTTGCCAAGGCACTGGCGGCGGCAAACGGCAGCCGTTCTGAAGCGCTGGAAATTGCACGTAAGCAGTACCCGGATGATGCGAAACTTCACCATGTGCTGAAAGCCGCTGTTGGTGCTGGCACAACGACCGATCCTCAGTGGGCTGGTGCGCTGGTGGAGTATCAGGAATACGCAAATGATTTTGTTGAATTCCTCCGCCCGCAGACCATTATCGGTCGTTTCGGTCAGGGTGGTATTCCTGCACTGCGTCAGGTCCCGTTCAACATTCGTATTCCGGCACAAACTTCCGGCGGATCTGCAAGCTGGGTAGGTCAGGGTAAGGCCAAGCCGCTGACCAAATTCGACTTTGAGTCCATCACGTTCAGCTTCGCCAAAGTCGCAGCCATTGCGGTGCTGACCGATGAGCTGATCCGGTTCTCCAATCCGGCAGCTGATGCACTGGTGCGTAATGCGCTGGCAGAAGCGGTCATTGCACGCCTGGATACGGACTTCATTAACCCGGCGAAAGCCGAAGTTGCTAACGTCTCTCCGGCCTCAATTACCAACGGTATTGTGGCTGTTCCATCAACCGGCGATCCGGATGCAGATGCTGAAGCGGCATTCGCTCAGTTTGTCTCCAATAACCTCCAGCCAACTGGCGGCGTGTGGATCATGTCCAGCACCAACGCGTTGGCGCTGTCCATGAAGAAAAATGCTCTGGGCCAGAAAATGTATCCGGAAATGACCCTGCTTGGCGGCACATTCCAGGGGCTTCCGGCTATCGTTTCGCAGTACGCCGGAAGCAATCTTACCCTGCTGAACGCGCCGGATATTTATCTGGCTGACGACGGTGGTGTGGCAGTGGATATGTCACGTGAAGCCTCTCTGGAAATGGAAAGCGATCCTACTGGCGACAGCGTCAGCCCAACCGGAACGGAGCTGGTTTCCATGTTCCAGACGAACAGCGTGGCTATCCGTGCCGAGCGCTGGATCAACTGGAAGCGTCGCCGCACGGCAGCGGTGGCGGTTATTTCTGGTGTGAACTACGGCTCTAACCAGGGAAGCTAACGCGAAAGGAGGGCGGGGGAAACCCCGCCATATTGCATGGCAAAAATCAGATATCTGCAACGCACACATGACTCTGTTACGGGAGATGTAAAGACCGTGGACGATCGGTGCGCAAGGGTGCTGGTGCTGCTTGGCAAGGCTGAATATTTCACCGAGGTAACTACCAGGGTGAGGAAGAATAAGCGTAGAGCGGAGAACGGCTAATGTGGAATCCTTTCCGAAGAAAAGAGGGGCAAGTCAAAAATCTACAGCAGCCTGTTGTCAACCGAGGGGGCTGGACACCGATGTTCAGTTATGTCCACGAACCCTACGCCGGGGCCTGGCAGCAGAATATGGAAATTAAGCCCAAAACGGTTCTCTCCTATTATGCTGTGTTTTCCTGCATATCTCTGATCGCAAGTGATATCGCTAAAATGCCTCCGCGCCTGATGAAACAGGATTCAAATGGCGTTCGGAGGGAAATTAAAACCGGAAAGATAGCCTCGCTGTATTCCAGGCCAAATGCCTTTCAGAACCGCATCCAGTTCTTTGAGCACTGGCTGAATTCCAAGCTGTGCGAAGGTAATACCGTTGCGCTCAAGATCCGGAACAATCGCGGCGAGATAACCGAGCTGAGGCTGCTGGACTGGAACAAGGTTACGCCGCTGGTAGCTGATGATGGCTCTGTCTTCTACCAGATCAATCCGGATAACATGGCCGGTATTGAATCATCTGTGACTGTACCGGCACGAGAGGTTATTCACGATCGGTTCAACTGTCTGTTCCATCCCCTTATTGGTCTTTCCCCGATTTATGCTGCTGGTCTGGCTGCAATGCAGGGTCACCATATTCAGGAAAGCTCAGCGTACTTTTTCCGCAATGGCGGGAAACCCAGCGGTGTTATCGAGGTTCCGGGCTCGATTACGGAAGAGAACGCCAGGAAGATCCAAAAAAACTGGGACACTGGTTATACCGGGGAAAATGCGGGTAAAACCGCCATTCTGAGCAATGGTGCGAAATATGTTCCCCGGACGGTCTCAGCTGCTGATGCACAAACTGTCGAACAGCTTCGCATGACCGCGCAGATTGTCTGTTCAGTATTTCACGTGCCTGCTTATAAGGTTGGAATCGGTGAACTGCCAACGCATGACAACATCGAGGCGCAGGATCAGCAGTATTACTCACAGTGTCTTCAGTCCCTGATTGAGTCCATCGAATTGCTGCTGGATGAAGCGTTTGAACTTGAGGGTGATACAGGGACTGAGTTTGATGTTAATGCGCTGCTGCGTATGGACAGCGAACGCCGTATCAAATCACTCGGCGAGGGTGTGAAAAATACCATTCTGACGCCAAATGAGGCGCGACGGAGTGAAAACCTTCCGCCCTTACCCGGCGGCGACGCACTGTATCTTCAGCAGCAGAACTTCAGTCTTGAAGCGCTGGCGCGCCGTGATGCTTCGGATGACCCGTTTGCCAAATCCGGCGCCGGCAGCCGTACCACATCTGACGATGCGAACGGGAAATCCATGTCGGAATCTGAACTGACAGCGGCAAAAGCCATGCTGAGAGGATTGTTAACCAAATGAATGAACGTGAACTTTCCCTTATCAGGGCTCTTGGAGAGGAATTTTCCCTTGCGCTTGGCGAGCTTCGTGAGTCTTTCAGAAAAAGCCTCAGTGACTATCAGCAGACAACGGAAGAGCACCTTACCAGGCTCTCTCTTGAGGTTGCGTCCCTGAAGGATACACCGGCACCTGACTTTACCAAGCTGCTGGCTGATGCAGTGGCATCCCTTCCGGTTCCTGAGACTCCTGAATTGCCGGATATCGGCGCTATGGTCAGCGAAGCGGTCGCTGCTATCCCGGCACCGCAGGACGGTAAAAGTGTCACGGTCGACGATATTACCCCCGTTTTACAGGAACTGGTCAGCAATGCCGTGGCAGAGATACCTGTACCAAAGGACGGTAAAGACTTTGATCCCGCCATGCTTAAACAGGCAGTTGAAGAAGCTGTCAGCGAGGCGGTAGCCGCCATCCCGGTACCGCGTGACGGTAAAAGTGTCACGACTGAAGACGTCCAGCCGATGATTCAGGAGCTGGTTTCAGCATCCATTCCGGAGCCGCCAGATGTGAAATCGCTGGTTAATGAGGCGATTGCAGCTCTGCCCGCAGCAGAGCCGGGTAAAGATGGAGAAAATGGCCGGGACGCCCTGTCGCTGGAGATTCTACCTTTCATTGATGAGGGGAAAAGTTATCCACGTGGCAGCTATGCCACGCATAACGGTGGCCTGTGGCGCGCTTACGAGAAAACCCATGGTATGCGTGGCTGGGAGTGTCTTGTTGATGGTGTGGCGGGTATTGATATTCAGCAATCTGAGCAGCGTTGCTTCACCCTGACGGTTAACCGCACCAGTGGCGCCAGCGAAACCAAATCCTTTGACGTGCCTGTGATGATTTATCAGGGCGTATTCAAATCCGGTCAGGAATATCTGCCTGGCGACACAGTTACATGGGGCGGTTCGCTCTGGCACTGCGACGAGCAGACCCAGGACAAGCCTGGTGAGGCAGGTTCGAAAGGCTGGACGCTGGCTGCCAAGCGTGGCCGAGACGGGAGGGGATACTCATGATTGAACTCGTCACCCTTGAAGAGGTTAAAGAACACTGTCGTATCGATGGCGATTACAGCGACAACGATTTGGCCGGGAAGATCAGGGCGGCCAGTTCCGCGATTATTCGTTTTTGTCAGGGCAGCAGGGACAAAATCGTAGATGCCAATAACCGGCCGCTGGAAAGTGAAGAATATTCGCTGGCAAAAGAGGCGACATTGCGTCTTGTTACCAAGCTCTACCGCGATCCTGATGGCACGACCATGAGGGACTTAAAGCAGGGGGAGCTTCCATTTGATGTGACCATGCTTATCTGGGATCTCCGCTTACCCACCATTATTTGAAGAGGGTGATATGTCTTTTCTTTATTCGGGTGACCTCAATAAAAAAATAGTTCTGCAACGCACTGAGAACGGGCGCGGCCCCCTTGGTGAGGTGCTCCCCGGCCATCTTATTGATGTGGCTACGGTCTGGGCTCGCGCCGAACTAAAATCTAACCGTAAAATCAGGACGCTGGACCAGAAACAGGTTGTCGAGACCTGGCTGTTCACCGTTGGTCCGCGCAGTGATGTTGAAATTGACTGGAAGATCCAGTGGCAGAATGGTTCGTTCACTGTCGTGGCGGTCGACCGCAGCCACTCCGATCGGGTTGAAATCAAAGCTGAAAGGGATGGCCGGCATGATAGAGCAGGCAATTAAAACTTCGCTTGAGCGTCTTTCCGGGATAGCTGTTTATCCTCTTCTGCTACCAGACAGCGAGCTAAGCGGTATTACTTTTCAGCGGATATCAGACCCGGAAATTGAAACCGGAATGGTACGAACAGGGCTTATTGCTGGTCGTTTTCAAATCTCGATGTACAAAGTGGATGATTATACCGGGCTGGTAAAACTGGATAAGGCTATCTGGTCTTACTGGAAAGGTATTGTCCACGGAGAGCTTGAAGGTTATCCCGTTCAGTACATTCAGCGTGGGAATATACTTCAGGACAAAACAACCCTTACCAGCAAACAGGTTCAGTACAGGCTTACCCGAGATTTCGTGCTTTATTTTTATGAGGAATCATCATGATCCTCATGGAAGTTAAAGGGCTTCAGGAACTCGAACGCCAATTGCTTTCCCTTGGTGAAAAGGTTGGTACGCAGGTTTTACGGGAGGCCGGGAAAGCTGCACTTGAGCCCGTTCTGGAGGATATGAAAGCGCATGCTGGTTACGACGAAACAGCGAAAGATGAGCACATGCGCGATTCCATAAAAATCCGCTCATCCTCGAAAGCAAAGGGCAATGCAGTTGTTTATCTTCGCGTTGGCCCGAGTAAAAAACACTTCATCAAAGCGTTGGCTCAGGAGATGGGAACCGTAAAGCAAGTCGCAAATCCCTTCATTCGTCCGGCGCTCGATTATCAGAAAGCGAAAGTTCTGCGCATCCTTGCGATAGAAATACGCGACCGAATTGAAAACCACCGGTAGCGCTCGCTGCCACCTTCAAAGAGAGAGAAATTATGGCTGATAAAACTTCGCCAGAGTACGCGATGCTGCCTGCTGGCACCGTCGTTATGTGGGGTGCTGCGGGCAGCGACGTAGCAACAATGAAACCACTCATTAACTGTAAAGCGCTGGGCGCTACAGGACAGACGGGCAGCTTTGTAGACTGCACTACGCTGATCGATACCAGTAAACAGTTTATCTCTGACCTGCCTGAAGGCCCTGAAAAATCGCTGGGCTTTATTGACGATCCAGCCAACCAGGACTTTGCTGATTTCCTCAACGCAGCAGAGAACCGGGAAACCGTACAGTTTTACGTTGAGCTGCCAAATGGTCGAACGGCGAACATGATTCTGGCCCTGTCTGGCTGGCAGATGAATGAAATTACCGCTCCGGCAAGTGAAGTCATTCAAATCACTGTTCAGGGAAAACAGAACAATATTACCTGGGGTACGGCTGCCGGCAGCTGATCAGGGCATTACTAACTGGCCACCTCCTGGTGGCCTTTTATTATCTAATTCTCAGGAAAAACTATGTCTACCATCGATGTTTCTGCACTTAAATCCGCACTTCTGAAGCCTAAAATCGCCGTTATTACCGCCGAAATTTTTGGCACCACCGTTTATCTACGCCGCATGACCGCGGGAGAACTCATCGATCATGAAGAAGCGCTGCGAGACAGTCAGATTGCAGAAGATGCACGTAAAGCTTCAGAGATCAGTGTGCAGTTGATCGTCGATTGTCTTGTCCATCCCGATGGCAGCCTAATCGCAGCTGAAGACAAACCTACCGCAGCCGAGCTTCTTCAGACTCATGACAACGTGGCGCTCCTTGATGCAATCGCCACAGTAAAAAAACATGCGCTGGGCAAGCTTGAAGACGCGGAAAAAAACTAACGAGCTCGCCCTGGCTTGAGCTGATTTTCTGGCTGGCTGACCGCTGGGGCGAGCCTGACCCTTCAAAGATTGCTTCACTTCCGGCAGAAACCCTTTTTCACTGGCGTGCGTATTTTCTGCGTACTGGTGCCATAAGCCGACCCGGTGAAGAAATTTCTCCGACTCCTGAAACCCCGCCTCCTGCTGTAGTCAGTAATGTTGACGATCAGTGTGCGGCAGTAATGAGAGCGTTAATGTAATGGCTGACGTTGCTTCCCTTGCCGTCGGGCTGCATCTCAACGCAGCCAATTTTAAATCTCAGCTGATGGGTGCATACGGTGATGCTGAGAACTCATCAAAGCGTTTCAACCGTAACGCACAGGAAGATGCTAAAAAGACAGATGAAGCCTATTCCCGGATGGGGAAAACCATCGCGGGTGTTGCTGGTCGCCTGGCGGGATTTGCCGGTGCCGGTTTATCACTTGGCGCCATCATTACTACCACGCGTGAATACGGACAGGCTTTATCCGACCTTTCGGCTATTACCGGCGCTACAGGCGCCCAATTAAAATCGCTTGATGAAGCTGCCCAGGAGATGGGGCGTAGCACTGAGTACAGTGCGAGCCAGGCGGTGGAAGCCCTGAAATTGATGGCGTCCGCTAAACCTGAACTTCTTCAGACCGCAGACGGACTTACTGAGGCGACAAAGAGCGCGCTAACGCTTGCCCAGGCCGCAGGATCAACTTTGCCAGATGCAACCCGCACTCTGGCTCTTTCCCTTAACCAGTTCGGGGCCGGGGCTCAGGAAGCGGATCGTTATATTAACGTGCTGGCTGCCGGTGCCAAGTTCGGGGCATCGGAAATCGCAGATACAGCTGCGGCTATTAAAAATGGTGGGGTGGCCGCTGCACAGGCAGGAGTTGGGTTTGAAACGCTTAACGCAGCGATTCAGGTTCTGGCTGAGCGTGAAATCAAAGGCGGTGAAGCAGGAACCGCGCTGAGAAACGTTATTCTTGCCCTTGAGAAAGGCACAGACAAAACGCTCAAACCATCGGTTGTGGGGCTCAGTGGTGCTCTGGATAATCTCTCAAAGAAAAACCTTTCTACGGCTCAGGCTGTAAAACTGTTCGGTGTTGAGAATATCAACGCGGCATCAGTGCTGGTGGACAACCGCAGCAAACTTAACGCATTAACCCTTGCCCTAACTGGAACACAGACTGCGCATGAGCAGGCCGCTATTCGTGTTAATAACCTGAATGGCGACATCATGGGGCTCACCAGTGCTTTTGAAGGCATGATCATTAAAATTGGTCAAAGTAGTACCGGACCGCTTCGTTCAGGAATTCAGTCAGTAACCGACGGTATCAATCTGCTTACCGATAATTTTAACGCGGTTGCAAGTGTGGCCTTATACACACTGATCCCGGTTCTTTCGACCAAACTGACAGCTGGTCTTCGCGAAAACATAAGCGCATGGCAGCAGAATCAGGCAGCCGTTAAAGCAGCAGCAGCGGCTCAGGCTGATGGCGCACGTAAAACGCTGGAAGCTACTTCTGCCACGCTAAAGCGAAATGATGCGGAATTTGGTTATTACCGTCAGCTGGAAAAAACGGCCAGGCAGCATGGTTTGAACGTAAATTACCAGGGAGAGTTTAACCGACTTATCCGCGAAGAAACCGAGCAAACTAATCTGGCCACTCGTGCAAAAATGCAGTTGGCAGCAGCTAATCGTCAGGTATCTCTGACCGCTCGTGCTGCCTCGGTAGCTGTGGGGCTCGCTCGCGGGGCCCTGGCGCTTGTCGGTGGACCTTTTGGGGCTGCGATGCTGGCAGGCTCCGCACTTCTGTATTTTCATCAGCAGGCGAAGGATGCCCGACAGTCAGCAATTAACCTCAAGGATGCTGTCATTGAAACCACTGCTGCGCTGATGCAGATGTCTGATAAACAGCTGGCCGTTAAGCAGATTGACCTGCAAGACCAGTATGAAAATCAGGTAACTCAGCGTAACCAGCTCATCAAGGAAATTCAGGACGCAGACAGCAGACTAGATAGCCTCGGTGGATTTGACCCATTCCGACAGAAAAAAGGGGTAGAGGACAGTAAGAAACGGGCAGAAGCTGACCTTGAAGCCGTTAATAAAGGGTTAGAGACAACACAGTCTAACCTTGAGAATGTCAGCAAGGCGCGATTTTTGGTCCAGACAGGGATCGCCGATCAAGCAAAATCGCTCGCGAATGACATCAAAAATATCACAGCTCAGACAGCTAAAGCCGGAGAGGGTGTTACCACACCCTGGACCGGTGAAGATACTCAAAAGGCCAGGAAGGAAACGGTCAATCAGTATCTTCAGTTGCGCAGGGAGATCGAAGAAGCTCATGCAACCAGCCTTGGAAAAATTGATCTTCAGGAGAAAGCCAGTCAGGAAAAGCTGATCGCTGCGGCGCGTAAAAATGGAGCAAGCCAGCAGGATCTACAGCGTGCGCTGTTAATGAATGCTGAAAATTATCAGAAGCAACGTAACGAACTTGCTGAGCAGTATTCCCCGGCACGATCGGCCATCAATAAAGAGAAGGAAGCGAGCCAGGAGCTCAAGTCTCTCCTTGATGCACGTTTGCTTACTGAAAAAGAGTACATGGCTGCGCGTGTCACACTGTCACAGGAGACATCCCGACAAATCCTACAGGCCCAGGCTAATGCTCTAACTGCACCACGGGTTGAGCTTGCCGGGGACGTTGATCCGCTTGCCCAGCAAAGGAACCAACTCGTACAGCAGCAAAGTCTGGTAGAGACCTATTATCGCAATGGTGTGCTGAGTAAGCAGCAATACGAAATGCTGATGCAGAAGAGCAGTAAAGATTCTGCTGATGCACAGTATCAGACCGCGCTGGAATTATATCGCTCACAGAGTGAATTCAATAATCTGGCGATCGGTCTGGTTGAGGCTACCCGGGAGCGAACCACTAATGTCCTGACGGGGCTGCTGACTAATACGCAGACCTTTAAAGAGGGCATGATCAACCTCTTCTCCACGCTTACTCAGTCGATAATTCAAAACCTCGTCGATATGGCAGCGCAGGCGCTCGTAACAAATACAATCCTGAGTTCGATTATGGGTGTCGGTTCGAGTGTACTTGGCGGTGTTGGTGGAAGTACGGCAAGCAGCTCAGGGACGGCGATTGCCGATTATGGGAGCAATTTCCAGTTCAATGCTAAAGGCGGCGTTTATTCCTCCTCAGACTTAAGTGCCTATAGCGGCCAGGTTGTCGATAACCCTACCTTTTTCGCATTCGCGAAAGGTGCCGGAGTAATGGGTGAGGCGGGACCAGAAGCGATCATGCCATTGACTCGGGCAGCTGATGGTTCACTTGGGGTTCGCGCAGTGTCAGGCGGTGCCTCTGAAGGTGCTGCTCCTCAGGTATTCATCACTATCAATGGCGATGGCAGTACGGCATCACAATCATCTGGCGGGCTGGAAAAATTCGGTAAAAGCGTAGGCAATTTTGTCAGAGATGAATACCGAAAGCTGATACAGGCTGATCTTCGTCCCGGAGGGGCAATCTGGAACAGTACAAACGGGAGGCGGTAATGGCGCTGGAAACCTTCAACTGGAGCCCTAGGGTGAATCCTTCTCAGGACGTCACCATGCGTACGCGTGAGGCGCAGTTCGGAGATGGTTACACCCAGACATCCGGTGACGGACTCAACCCTCGCTCACAAAGCTGGGATCTGACCTTTGTAGGTCTGGAACCCTATATCAAGTCGATCAAAGACTTTCTTGATCGCCATGAGGGAACAAAAGCATTTGCATGGAAGCCGCCGCTTGAGGACTTGGGTCTCTATCGATGCAAACAATACAAGCCCTCCCCAATGGGGGGAGGCAACTGGTCTCTCACGGCAACATTTATCCAGGCATTTAAACCATGAGCTTAAACGCAGATTATCAGAAGCTGGAATCCGGAAATGACGTTCGTCTGATTGAGGTGGACGGTTCTTCTTTTGGGCTAACGGACGTTCTCCGGTTTCACAATTACAACATTCCCCACACCGAAACGGAAATAGTTGCCGCCGGCGGGGATGAGGCCAAGCTCCCCGCGAAACCAATCTGGTGGCAGGGTAATGAATATTCTGCCTGGCCTTATCAGCTGGAAGGGCTGGAGAAATCGACCAGTGGCAGCAATGCGACGCCATCCCTGACGGTCGCGAACATCGAAAGCTCTATTTCTGCCCTGTGTCTTGCGTATGACGATTTGCTACAGGCTAAGGTCACTATTCACGACACAAAGGCAAAATATCTCGATGCGAAAAATTTCGCAGGTGGTAACCCTACAGCAGATCCGACTCAGGAGAAACTTCAGGTCTGGTATATCGACGGGAAAACGACCGAGCTTGCTGGCGAAACCATCGAGTTTGTACTGTCCAGCCCTATGGATCTTCAGGGACAAATGATCCCGACGCGGCAGCTTCATTCCCTGTGTACATGGTGCATTCGTAATAAGTACCGCACCGGCGATGGCTGCGACTATGCCGGTACGCGCTATTTCGACAAAAACAACAACCCGGTAAGCGATCCGTCACTGGATGAATGCAACGGCACGCTGACGGCCTGCAAACTTCGATTCGGTGAAAGCAACGAACTCTCGTTTGGTGGGTTCCCCGGTACGTCGCTGATCAGGAGTTGATATGCGTCAGAAAACCATTGATGCGATTATGGCGCATGCTGCCGCTGAATATCCTCGTGAGTGCTGTGGTGTGGTGGCGCAGAAAAGCCGCGTTGAACGTTATTTTCCTTGCCGGAATCTTGCCGCGTCGCCGGAGGACAATTTTGTCCTTTGCCCCGAAGATTACGCAGCCGCTGAGGACTGGGGTACGGTGATCGCCATCGTTCACAGCCACCCTGACGCCACTACGCAGCCGAGCGAACTGGATAAAGCGCAATGCGACGCAACGCTTTTACCCTGGCATATCGTGAGCTGGCCCGAGGGGGATTTACGCACCATTCAGCCGCGTGGAGAGTTGCCACTGCTGGAGCGCCCGTTTGTACTTGGTCACTTTGACTGCTGGGGGCTGGTAATGAGCTATTTCCGGCAAACGCATGGTATCGAACTCCGCGATTACCGGGTTGATTATCCCTGGTGGGAAAACGAATATCCGGACAACTTCTATCAGGATTGCTGGTACGAGTGCGGATTCCGTGAATTCGACGGGCCGCCGAAACCCGGCGATATGGTGATCATGCAAGTGCAGGCTGATAAGTGGAACCACGCGGGAATTCTGCTGGAAGGCAACATGCTACTGCATCACTTATACGGTCATCTGAGTCAGCGTGTGCCATATGGCGGCTACTGGCAGGAAAGGACGATGAAGGTTCTACGATATAAGGACCTGTGCTAACCTTCCGTTTAATTTTTGAAGGGAGGGATTATGAAAAAGTTATTATGTCTGTTTTTTGCTGTGTTTTTCTTATCTGCTTGTGATGATTTGCCTGAAGCTCCATTTGGTTTCAAATGGGGGCAATCAGTTAAAGATACATTGGCACAAAATATAGATGGTTTAAAGGTAGATGGTGACGAAAAGAAAGTTGTTTTTGCAGCTTCGGACTCCGCGCCTATTCCTTCAACCTATGCAGGGCGCTATAACTTAATGTTTATAGCTGGTAGAGGCCTAACTCACATAACCTTTTCAGTTAACGTCGATAAAAATTCAACGTCATTCATTGAGGGCGCTAAGGTATATAAAGACATTAGTAATATTCTAGATGGAAAATATGGCGCTCCAGTTCTTGTAAAGGAAAGTGTTAGCGATGAAAAACACGGCTTTTATAACTGTCTGAAAAAAACCAATTGTGGAGAATGGCATCGTGATTATGATTTTAATGGTATGAAAGTCACGCTGTCTGCTCGCCCTGTGCCATACAATGCAAATGCTGGTGACCCAAATGGTGTTATAAGCGTCAAATATGAATATTATACTGACGCGATGAAAAGAGCTGACGCTAAAAAATTTGGCGCAGATAATTACTCTAATGGGTTTTAAACTTTAAGAGCCGAAGGTGATTTTAGGAGATGGCATGCAAGAGGTAATGACGCGAATTGAGCTAAGTGGCGAGCCGGGTAAAATTTTTGGAAAGATCCATCACCGCCTTATCAATAAAGTATCTGAAGCTGGAACGGCCCTCGCTAAAACTATCCCCGGCTTTGAAAGCTATATGATCAGCAGTAAAAGTCGTGGTCTAACCTTTGCTGTTTTCAAAGGGAAGAAAAATATAGGAGTAGATGACCTTGGTTTTCCAGTCACAGGAGAGGTCATCAGAATCGTTCCAGTAATAATAGGAAGTAAAAAGGATGGTTTGCTACAGACTATTCTTGGTGCAGTAATTATTGCGGCATCTGCAATTGGCAGTTATTTTGCACCGGGAAACCCGATTTCTGCGTTTGGATACAAATTTGGTGCAGCCATGATATTGGGTGGAGTTGTTCAGATGCTTTCGCCTCAACCCGGGGGCCTGGCCAGCAAACAAAGCGCTGATAACCGTGCATCGTATGCGTTCGGCGGGGTGACAAATACCGCCGCACAGGGTTACCCGGTTCCGCTCCTTTACGGCCGCCGGCGAATCGGCGGGGCAATTATTTC